GTTCTAAAATTTGACCGAGCAGTTCAGCCTCGCTTTGAGGAAAAGAAAGGCAAGGGTTGGGTTGAATTTGGCGAACTAAACAACTATCCAAAATATCTGATTGATCTTTACAACGAGTCTCCAAAACATGGAGCTATTGTAAAAAGTAAGGTTACTTACATTTATGGCAAAGGTTTTGAGGATTCAGGACTAGCGAACTCTCGCGGCGAATCGTGGAACGCTGTAATGAAAAAATGCATTAAGGACGACGAGCTTTTTCGCGGTTATTTTTTGCAGGTAATTTGGAATAGAATCGGACAGATCGCGGAGGTTTATCACATCGACTTCGCAAAGGTTAGAGTAAGTAAAGATCTATCTACCTACTACGTTAAAAACGACTGGCTAGATTATAAAGAAAAGCCTCGCGAATATCCAGCGTTTAACACGAATGAGAAATACGGAAGTCAAATTTTATACGTTAAAGAATACAATAGTACCTCTGAGGTATATCCGCTGCCTTCATATTTTCAAGGCTTGAATTACATTGAGTCAGACATCGAAGTAAGTCGCCATATTTTAGGAAACGCCAAACAGGGTTTTGTTGGTTCGACTTTGATCAACCTTAACAACGGAATGCCTCACGAGGAAAAGCAAGGCGAAGTTGAAAAAAGTTTGTTAAGGAAATTCACAGGACACGACGGCAAGCGTGTCGTTATTATGTTCAACCCTTCGCGAGAAAACAGCGCGGATATTCAGAACTTAGGAACGACGATGCTAACGAAGGAGGATTTTACGAACATCAATAACCTCATTCAGCAGGAAATTTTTGCCTCGCATCAGATCGTTTCGCCTGCGCTTATGGGCATCAAAACAGAAGGGCAGTTAGGAAGTCGCAGCGAGATCCGCGACGCTTACGAGATTTTTAACAACACATACGTACAGGAACGACAGGCTGAGTTTAACGAAATGTTCACTCAGTTAAGAAATTTAAAAGGCGAGGTTGGAGAATTTACGATCCAAGCTGTTGAGCCTTTGAAATTTGAATTTACGGAAAACATCATGTCTCAAAATTTGAGCAAGGATGAGATCCGTTTATTAATGGGGCGCGAACCTTTGGAGAACGCAATCAAGACACAGGCTCAAATTATTTCCGACAACATTAACAGCTTGTCTCCATTGGTTGCTAATAAGGTTCTAGAATCAATGACACCCGACGAAATTAGATCGCTCGCTGGTCTTGTACCTGCTCAGCCTTCGGGAGTTACATCAGTTCCTCAATCCGTTCCAATGGAATCGAACGAAGCTATACGTAACTTAACAGGGCGTCAATATCAAAACGTCATGCGAATAGTTAGGCAGTTCGGGAACGGCAAACTATCTAAGGCGCAGGCTTCACTTATGTTGAAAAATGGCTTTGGTTTTACTGACGCGGATGTTAACACGTTTCTAGGAATCGACGAGGATCCTTTGACTGAGGACGAAATTCAAAAGTTCAGCATGGACGAGGACGCTCGATTGATTCAGGAATTTAGCGAATGTGGAGCTAGCGACTTCGAGGAGGTAAAATATCAGCGCGGAATGTTTGCGGACGAACTTAATCAAGCACAGGCGAACGTTTTGGACTTGATCCAAAAGGATAAAAATATTACCGTTCCTGTAATTGCTAGATCGTTGAAGCTAGATCAGGAACTCGTGCAGAATATCATTGACGATTTTATCGAAGGCGGAATCCTTAAAACTACTGCAAGCGCAATAAACGAAACGCCTGTTTTTGAAGTGCTTAAACCATTGAGCGAACTCGCAGGAAAAGAGTCAAAAGTAACTGAGCTTTTTATTCGTTACAAATATGAATGGATGCCAGGCTTTACCGACAAAGATGCGGCTACTAGCAGACCATTTTGCAAGGAGTTAATGAGAATGAGCAAAACTAAAACTTGGTCACGTTCAGACATTGAATCAATTTCGGCGCGTGTTGGTTATTCAGTTTGGGAGCGTCGTGGTGGTTGGTACACAAACCCTCGTAATAACGAACCGCGTGAGTATTGTCGTCATCGTTGGGTATCTAAACTATACAAAAGAAAATGAGCAAAAACATTATTTTTATAACTGAGCAGACCTTTAAAGAAAGGACTGGAGCCTCGAATCAAATAGACGCGAAGCAATTATTTCCAATGATCAAAGTCGCTGGAGATATTCACATACAGCCCGCTTTGGGATCACAGCTTTACAAGCGTTTACAATTAGGCGTTGAAGGGGACAACTTAACACCTGATGAGGAAACGTTAATCAATGATTATTTGACGGACGCGCTTGTATGGTACACTATGAGCATGCTTCCTATGACGATGGGTTTTCAATTATTCAGTAAGGGATTTTTGCAAAAGACAAGCGAGGAAAGTAACACACCCTCACGCGCTGACTTGGAGCTGCTCGAATCGAAGTATTTAGGCATGGCGGAATTTTATAAGACGCGAATGATTAAATATCTACAGGAAAACTACACGCTTTATTACGAATACTTAAATACAGGATCAGGCTTTGATGTTATTTTCCCTGAGGAAAAAGGCTACGCTTCGCCGATATATTTAGGAGATACGGATTCTTTGAGATACCCACGTTACGCGAATAGTACGAGCGGTTACGCTGCTCCGAACTATATAACCTACACAGCGGATGCAGGGTTAACTACCTTCACAATTTCAACGCTTATCGGGCGCACTATTCTTTTGGCTGTTCGTTCAGGACTTGTCAAAAATATAACCAGCGCGCCAACGGCTGACACCGAATATCTGCAAATCGTGAACGGAGTAATAACGCTACCGACGGGCGACGTTACAATAGCTAACGAAAAATTTATTTTCCAATATCGATAATATGAGTAAAGGATACAAAAAGGAATACATCGACAAAGTAAGAGCAAAATTTTATGACATACAATCAGATAGTTCAAAAGATAACCGACCTACTGGAAAGCAACCCGATAATAAAAACGACAAGGTTTGCAAGTCCAACGGAGTGGCTAGGTTGGGTTGAAATGCCCGTCATGCCTGTTGCATCATTTGTTGTCAATAACGGACAGCTAAATGCAGGGCGTGAAATAGTTTATTCAATAACCTTTTGGTTTTTGGATAAGTCAGGCGTTGAGGGCGAGTTTGAGCAACAGGTTATCAATGATCAGTTAATGATCGCGAACGATATTATTTCGGCTTTGAGAAACGATCAAACTATTTCGCTTGACGTTTCAATAAGTTGGGATGCAATTAGCGAAAAATTCGAGGACTACCTTTCAGGAGTTACTACAACATTAAACATATCACTCACAGGAAAATTTGGAAAATGCGACTTCCCTACATAAAAATTATAGTTATTTTTTGTCTTGTCATTTTTTGTCAGGACAGTTACGGACAAGTTTATCAGCTTATGCCTCAGTATGGCTACCAAGCTCCGCGCATGAAGTTTGATTCAACGTTGCAGATCCCTACGGTTTGCGGCGTGCCTACTTTGAAAAGTGTTCAGTTTGTAAGCAGATCGGGCGCAATAGCTTTCGATTCGTGTAACAATCGTTTTTATACTTACAACCCTAAGACGTTAAGTTGGTCTCAGGTAAGCGGTGGCGGTGGTTCAACTGACACGACTTCGCTTTCAACACGAATTGACGCGCGTGTAAAATACACAGACACCGCTTCGATGCTTGCGCCATATTTGAGGAAAGTCGACACGGCTACACTTTCAAACCGAATCAATCTGAAGGTGGATTCCGTGAAGCGTCGTTCGGATTCTGTCTTCGCTTATCGGAACGGAACGGAAGTATATCAGTTTAAAGATTCAACAGGAAACGATACAGCCGCTGTCGTTAAGGCTACGGTAAGAAACGCCGAATCCTTTACCATCACGAAGGGGCAAGTGGTTTTTCTTTTCGGTGCAACTGGCGATCTAGCGTCCGTAAAACTTGCAAAAAATACAAGCGACACATTCAGCTCGAAAACTTTGGGCATTGTTAAGAATGATATTGCAGCAGGTGCGTCTGGAATCGTAATTACTCAGGGCGTTGTTGAAAAATTAAACACAGCGGCTTATTCATCTGGCGACATTTTGTGGCTCGATTCAATCGCCGGTCAAATGACAAAGATAAAACCAGTTGCTCCGAAACATGGGGTTTTTGTTGGCGTCGTGGAGCGAGCGAACGCTGGTAATGGTCAGATATACGTGAAGCCGCAGAACGGCTATGAACTAGGCGAACTTCACAACGTTCTTGTAAATAATGAAAGACAAGACGCTGTTTTTTATTTTGATTCTACCAATAAACTTTGGAAGGCTCAATCGGTTTACAATCTTGTTGACACCACCAAATTAAGCGCACGTATTGACCAGCGCGTGAGATATTCGGACACGACTGCAATGCTCGCGCCTTATTTACGTGAAACAGACACAGCTTCACTTTCAAGCCGAATAAATAGCAAGCTACCAATTTCTGACACGTCAACGCTTCAACCGAAACAGCTCGCAGCTTATTCTTTTCAGGCTAACGGAACGAGCGCAGCAGCAAACGGAACGGCTACATATTTTAAAGATACATCAGGAACTTATACAGGTTCGATCGCGTGGACTGGAACGACTGCACCAAGTGGAACGACAAACCACTCGTACAGGTGGACAAGGATCGGAAAATGTGTTACCTTAAACGTTAACTTAATTTACGCGACAAACGGCGGTGCGCTTACGGCTGTTGTTTTTGATCTACCTTCAGACGCCCCTACGCCTGCTGAACCTGCTGGCTTAACAGGTGCTTCTCAAAATATGTATCCTGTTTTGGTATGGAATACAACGGCAACTAATACGCTAGTATCAAACGCGGCTCGCGGATTCCTTCGGAATAATTCAAGTAATAACGCTTACGAGTTTGTCATAAACATAACGACCAGCGCAGTAAATTCAGCTTACGTAACTATAAATTATTGGACTAATTAATGAGACACATCAGACAAAAAATCGATCTAACTGCTCGCGGCGAAATAGCCTACACAGTTGTAAATACGGAAGGTTGGAATTTACCTTTAGAGGAGCATCCGTCAATCGTTCAACATCCTGAGCTATTCGAAATAAGCGAAAACGAATTACCTGAAAATTATCAAACACTTAACTACCAATGACAGCAATAGAGAATCAGCAAATAAAAGGAATGACAGTCGGGACATTTAAGTCCGTACTAGTTTCTACTGTGGTAATTTGTTCCACTATTATCGGAATTTATTACAGCCTAGTTGCAAAAATTGACAAGATCGCACAAACGACGGAGGCAAACAGCAAGCTGACTGAGCTTCGCCTTTCATATTTGGAGCAGAAAATAAACGCTTTGGAAATTCAAATAAATCAAATCAAATCAAAATGAGTACAATTTTTAACTTGAACATTGAGGATCTCGCAAAAGGTTTAATCGTTACGGTTTTAACTTCTGTTTTGACTATTGC